GACAACTCCATTTTACCGTCTCAGAGTCGAATGCTGGGCGACAAACCAGCAACTACCATAAACGTATTTCTTATACACCTTCCACAATAAAGTGACAGAGTCTCCCCTGCTCCCACGCTTTGACAGAAAAAATCTGAAATTCACACCAAAAAGGAAATAAAAAAGTGAGAACGTAGGAAAAAGAGTATTAATAGGGTCAGTCGGATAGTGGCATTCAAGTTAAGCTAGTCAGGCAAAACAATAGTTCACACAACACCAACGAAGGAAATAAGGCCTATACTACGACCAAAAACCTAGCGCCTATTCCGGGTCCTTTACTGCGACCAGGTACAGATACAGTTTTACGAAACTGAACAATTGTAAACATTCCGAGAGTAACCACCTTCCATTGCAGAATCTTCCTCTTGTAGTGTGCAACCACTTCCACAGAGTATTTCAACCACGCCAGACGGAATCTCAAGGTCTCGAGGTACAAAAACCCACCCCGAGTTGGGAGGAGAAAGAACATCAGCGTCTATTTCTTCTTTCCTTTCGAGTTCGCTACAGCCTTTGACACTTGTTTCACCTTGTTGTGAACCGCCGCTTTGGCCCGCTGGACTATCCCTGTTTTGCCATTTGAATTCTCGTAAGAGTTTCCAGGAGCAATCAGAGACATGGCGGCGCCGGCGGCTTTTGCAGCAGGATGAGGCATCATTGACAAAGCTGGCCCAATTAGAGAGGACGCTTTCTGAACAGCCCCGGCGAACCAATCCCCCAAACCATTTTCTTTCACCATCACTCCAACAGGCATATCATTCATTATATGCGTGTAGAGCTCAAGAGCTACAGGATCATAGGCAGGAGAAGGATAAGCTAGAACTACCAAATCGGCTTCACTAATGTCTGGAAATCGTTCAACATACACATTCCAAGTAACAGTTAACGACGAGGCATTACTAAGCCCAGTAAAAGTAACGCCACTCATATCACATTTAGACCAACACTTATAAGCGAAGGAACCAAAAGTAGTAGTGGCAGTAGGCAAAGAATTAACCGTTTCGTTGATAGAAAAGTTAGTTAGAAGGGGGGAAGTGAGGCGAAATGACACACTATTATCTAGATCAGTTGGTATATGCAGATCATTGAAAGTAGAAGTCACATAAGCACCCTCACGAGCATCCCATTGACGAGAGCCAGGCAAAATCAAAGCTTGAGACAACCGTTGAGGAGGAAGAGGCATAGTAAGAACATTTGCAGTCATGTAGTTTCCACCAGTGGTATTTGTGAAACGCACACGAGTAGAAGCAGCTTCGAAATCAGGAACAGGATTTTTCCAAACGGTAGCAGTACCCTGTTTGTTTATATCGGCTGTAACATTATGAACTTCGAAGCCCATGGCAATTATCCTATGCTTTCCAAGCCAATAGTTGTTTGGTAGACTGATAGAAGTTATGTTAGCAATCGCAGTATTATCAGGACCAAGATCAGTACCTGCAGTGTCAGAGTACGCCATCAAACCACCTGCTTGAGAGGTGGTAGGAGAACCGGAAGTGAATGTTGTTTGACCAAACCCAGGGAAATCATTTTCACCATTTACAGGTATAAAATTCAACCAAGGATAAGCAACAATCATACAATCCCAATTAGCTGTAGCTCCAACAGATGCAGGTACTTTCAAGGTCATCGACTGTTTCACACACTGAACTATCGAAGGAGAGGAAGTAGGGTCGGGAAAACCATCGACTTTGAATTGATTGTCGTGAAAAGGATCCACAGCGGCCATCAACCAATTCTTCCCTGCCTCCGTAAGCCCAGTTCTTTTAGCAATCGCGTTCAGAATTCGTTCAGATTTAGACACAGACATTCCAAACAAAGAAGAAATCAAATAACAGACAAACAGAAACGATAGTAGAATCTACGACAGTAAGCACAGTAAACACGATAAGAACGAAGAGACAGAGTCGAGCGTGGAGGTAATGATTCTTGAAAATCAGATGTCATTCTTTTTGGGACCCAAGGGATTACATAAACAACCCTAAAGATTCAAACATCTCCACCACTCTATTCACCCGCTCATGAGTTTCTCCATTCCTCTCATATCCGCAGTACAAACTCTCTAACTCACGGTCCGTCAAGAACCCTTTCTCTATGTTCACCATGCTAATTGTAGTCATGGTGCCGGGGATGGGACATTCTCCGCACAACTGACGCTGGTATTGTTTTCGAAGCGAATCGATATAATCCATTATCAGTTTGCGTGTGTCTTGACACGCCCAGCTTTCGATACGTAGAGCAAAGGCCCTCAATAGACTCCACCGAATGTCCGAGGAGGCACAATTCAGCATTAAGGAAGATAAGATTTTATTTTGGTCCGGTTTAGGCAACCACATTGAATTATGGCGCACCACGGTCTGAGACAAAAACGATAAATCATAATACATTACGGGTTCTTCGGAATTCGAGGTAATTTTCAACCCCAAGGCAGCAAAAACCGGCACGATCGTTTTGTAATTAAACCATGACAAGCAGTTATCCGACACTGTAAAAGTGTTATCATCTCCGTTTAGACCAGCCTCCACATTACTGAGAAAGTAGGAATACGAAAACAAACCACACTCCCGAAAAGAAACTATTGATCGTTCGACTTCTTTATACTCGTCAGAAGCACGAGGAAGCTGCGAAAGCAATTCTTTTTTCTTCTCGAATTCCTTAAGAACACTGGCGAACTCATTACGTAAGAGTGTGAGCCAAATCATGGCAAGGTAACGGAAAAGAGCTATAGTATTATCGACAATTGTATTACCGAAGCCCGAAGGCATTCCGGTTGTCTTAAAACACACATCTCCTCCTTCCAGGGCAATCATTGAGTACACTGCTTGAACGTAAAGCTCAATCATTCTACACCAGTTATCTTCGGTTTGATCTTCTTGTTGAAGGAACGAATAACGTATCCTTGCCAAGTCGAACATCATCGCACGGAACATACAAGTATCATATTTACTACCATCTAAATCAAAACCAAAACAGAACCTTCCCAACCGAAACATGAGATTATTGAATCCACCATTAAACTTACTACCCCCTACAAACGACCATGTTTTATTGTTGCTACGATAAAATCGGTTGTTCATGTCCAGACAAAGACGATTTGTCGATGTAACATGTTCAACTGCAGCACACATAAAACCGCGAATACCCGGTGGATCTTGTTGGAGTTTCTCTAGCAACCTCATTTCATATTTCTGCGACCATTGCCACAGAGATTTTATAGGATTTGAAGAAGCTAAAGCATTCCAATACTCTTCAAGAATTTGTTGGTGATTTTCATTTTCGAAAAACGAACCTTTTGTACCAAAACGCATGTTCCAAGGAAAGCCAGGTGAAGTTGAATGATCAATTTGACTGATCACAAATTTCCAATCACTAACTAAGGAACCACACATATGAGGACGAAAGTGTTTCTCTGTCCAATCACCAGACTCTTTCCAAATACTAAGGTTGAACTCAGGTTGGTATTTACTATAGTGGGATACAGAGTAATACCCGGATCGCAGAGATGGACTAGCCATACCATACATCGACACAAAAGCAGGATTCTTTCGATACATCCATTCTTTGGCAGACGGGCTCCCCGCTGACGGCCTCTTATATTGAACCACTCGTTTAACATTACCAACCCACACTAAATTTTCAACCTCACAAAACTCCGAATACTCACTTGTTGGTCGGCCCTGATGACAACCTACTGCCCTTTCACGGCTTTCGCCGCGATTGAGCCATTGGTTGTACCACGCACTGCTACTTTCGAGTTGTCTGTAGCTGCACTCGGGCCTTGGGAGTTTAAAGACATCTCCGTAGGACCTACCACCACAACACGTTTACTAAGCACTTGATCTCGGATAGTGTGAGAGAAAGGAATAAAATAATTCTCATTCACACCACCAGCCACATGAAAACCAACCACCTTATTGGCACGCCCGACCACAGGAGCCGAGCAGTGTCCTTTTTCAGAGGAAGCATTATATGACCACATGTTACCGACTTGATTAACGATACCTTGTGCCACACAGAAGTCACCACTATTATAAGTACATAGGATAACTGAACTGCCTGGAACTGGAACCTCGCCAGTAGCATTTTGAATCGATTTCGAGTACTTTGTGATAAGTTTTGCCATAGGATACGCATAGAGGTCATCCCGATCATTCATTCTGACTCGTATACAGTCTTTAACTAAACATTCATCAGACAGATCGCTTGGAGGATGACGTATCCGAAACTTACTAAGGCTATCCATATCCGTGCCATGACAGCAGAATAAGACAAAACCAAACATATACACACCATGTAACATCTTCTCTCCCAAAAAATTTAAAATTTCAAAAGTGAATAACTTCACCTTATCGGTATTAACTATTAGTTGATTAGATATCATAGATTCAAATCTCTTAGCTTTTGCATTAAGTGTACTACCACTTACTACTACATTAGCTTCAATTTTATTATCAACCATGATGTTCGAATCAGGAACAGGCTTCCGCGCGTTCTTAATTCGCTTAATCGCACCAACATCTCCACCTTTTAACGGATGAAGAAATCGACACGAATTACCATATGCACAGGTCCCACCCTTCTGCCAAAACCTACAAATACCTGAGCCAGATTCAAAATCATTCTGCTTCGCCAACAAAAGAGCACGATGCAAAACAACCAAAAACCCAACAGGATATCGATAGGGATCTCTTCTAAGAGTGAGCTGAACGTGGGAGGGATCACTACAACCAAGAAAATGATTGCAATCAGCCCTATCACATTCATCCACACACCGCCACCAATTATCCCTCACGAGAATCGTCATACATTCATTCTCTTTATGGAGACAAACTTGTTTTCCGCAAAGTTTAACTTGCTTCATTTTCCAAATATCGCGACAAAAATCGCAATCTGGTAACGAAGCTTGTATCTTTGCTTGAACAGATCTATCACCCCGACTTTGAACATAATGCTTAGCCTTAAAAGACTCAGCCGATCCAAGTGACTCTGGCTCTTTCCAATCTTCATCAAGCCCAAAAAACAATCGTGTTTGCTCGTCATAGAATTCCTTGTCCAACTCATCAAAGATGGCCATATTCTTTCCTAACTTACCAGCAATACGATTATAATCATGAGTCTGAACAGGATCTAACTCAATTTGACGTCCATCATCGAGATCATAATAAAACCATTGCTCCCCGCTTTTCCGGCGAGTCACTCTGATCATCTCGAAATTCTCAGTCGATGTTGAAATTGAGTCAGGGAAGAATGAATCATTTTTCACCTTTACTAAAAGCACTCGCCGAGATTGCTGATAAACTCTTCGCAAAAACCACAAAGACACCACAACAGTGGCTATAACGCACACTGAAAGTATCATGTAATGTTCACGAGTGAGTTTTTTCGGAAAGTGACTTCGTATGGCTTCAAACCAGGATTGCGGGACAAAACCCAAACCACTAATGTCTTTCTCTTTCTGTCTAAGCAGAGCTCTATCAGTCATGTCTTCAACACCCTTCCACTTTCTTTCGTTAGTTTCAGAATGTTTCGATTCATACTCTTCGCGAAAATGTGAATACTCGACAGCCTTTTGCGCAAACAAATTAGCTTCATCAGCGGTGGGTTGATCCCAAGCGCCGGAAGCCATTTTTTGCGTAGTAAAAGCTATAATCGCCTTTCGACGAAACTCAAGATAATTCATTTCTTCACGATTAGCATTACATCGCTCAACTTCTTTTAGAACTTCCGCCTCAACATATTCCACCATTTCACCCAAACGAGCGTTAGTCGTCCAAGAAACAGTTAGATTTTCATCCGACTGCAACTTAAGTCCAACCTCCACAATTTCATTAACCTTCGCTGAGACAAACTCAACCTCCTTTTGCATATCCGGATACCCAACTAACGGAGTAATATACGTGCTAATCACAGAGAGACCGCTAATAAAGCTAGCCATCATCTGGACACGATTTACAACCTCCCGCCAAAATTTTTGAGCGCCATTTACAGTATGAGTGTAAAAAGCCCAAGGTATTACCATAACACTAAGGACATCAAGCCAACTTAAAATTGTCGCACGAACACTTTCGTATTCAGCTTCTTTCTTAGGCTTACTAAAACTATCATAAATACTACGTAATATGCGGACAATCATAGAAACTACAAAGACCAGAACAAATGTTGAACTAAAAGCTTGAAGAAAACTCGAAGCGGTCGTTACCATTTGGTCTGCTTTATCTAACGTATGTTGTACCACAGGAATTTGCGCAGCCACGGACTGTGACAACTCAGCATGAGACTGAGCAGCCATAGACAAATCTTGAGTAGCTATAATATGTCCATTGAGGGCAGTGTCCACTTTACGGAAAAAGACACGTAAAGATTTTGAAATGTACTTACAGCATGGAACAACCATAAAAGCAAAACCAAGACCTAATAAAAGGCCAATTATTAGCGATGCATATGGAAGGCTTTCAGTACGAACACTTGCAGCATCTTGCGCTGAACAGGTCTCAGCAAAACACATCAAAACAAACAAGAGGAAGAAAATTCTCGCCCTGATGCTCAACTCACACATGGTTACGAATAACGGAATACGGACCTCCGTTTCCGGTTTCGTCGACATACGTATGATTGTTTCATCACGGGTGGTTGTTCTCTCTGTCATGAAAATTAAGACATGGTCTGCCAATTCAGATGCTAACTTAATGAAACTTCGAATGAATTGATTGCTATAACAAGGCATAGCAAAATACCGATCCTCGATAAAATGATACCGCGAGA